GTGTCAAAACCTCCCAATATTATTTGTAATGGTCATAAAAAACCATTCTCATTTTCAAACAGTAAAGGTATTGTATCATACTCACGCTCTGCCTGCAAGTCTTTTTCCAAAAAAGTCAGGCTTTCTAAGGCATTTTAAGAAAAATATCATTTTTCCGACAAACAAAAAACGGAAAAGATTTTTCTCCAATCCTTTCCGTTTCTTTCCGAAAAACAAACCCATGTATTTTGCTTATGCACGAACATACTCCGACAGATCTGCAAAAGGAATCTCGCCATAAGTCCAGCCGCTTTCTTTCAATTGTCCATGTGTCAGCGCGCCCACTTTTCCGTGGGTATTGGTATTGAGCAGCACCTCAAATACCAAATTGGCTGGAATCAGTGTTTTCCAATAAGATAAAATCTGTTCCTTTTTTTCCTTTTCTTTCAGTTCCAGTACAATGGTCAACCGATAAGCCCCATAATCCAGCTTTGCCTGATAATTTCCTGCACCACAAAACGTATCCAGCCATTCCTGCATCATGAAAAATGTATATGGTCTTCTGCTGTTCCAGTAGGAAAGCACCCTTTCCCGCAAAATTTCTGTATCTTCCGTTTCTGCAACAGATAAGCCCATCATGGCTGCCCTGCGCAAAAGCCCTTTTCGTGTGGCTGTCAAAATCCATTGATCCTGTTCCATCTCCTGCTTTGCCTTGCTTTCTTCTTCCAGAACTTCTCCTTCGATTTCTCCTAACTTCTGAAATTCCACATATTCTGCCACAAAGTCAGGCAAATACTGCAAATATCTCTGTGCTGTCATACCACCACCTCAAATTCTCCCAAAACAGGAATTTCATCCGCCTCCATCTGCAAATTGCTCCCCTGTCCATTGATGGTGCAGTTCTGCACATCAAGCACCCCTGTTGCCGCAAGAGCTGCCGATTCCAGATAGCTGATTCTTGCAATCAGATACTCAGATTCCGCCCATGCTTTCCGCAGTTCCAGCAGATATGCTTCGATTCTTTCCTGTATCTCCCGCTTGCCGCTTTCCGTATCCGCATCTGCCTGCCAAGTAATCTCCATGGAAACATTGCATTTCACCTCTGTCACACCCGCCACTGTTACACGGTGTCCGATGGGCGCCATGCCATATCCTTCTCCCCGCTTCTCCGGGTCGATTTCTTTCTGCAAAGCCTCCAGTTCCATTTCCGTAGGTGCTTTCCATCCTTGGTCGATAATCACCAATTTTACCGTGCCGCCGCCCTGCCATACAGGATAGACTTTCACGCCGCCCACATTCTGCAAAGCCCCAACTTTCAGCTTGTAGTCCGCAACATTTCCCCCAAATGCGTCAGCTGAAAAACTGTCCATATACCGTTTTCGCAGCATATCGTCACTTTCTGCATCTTCGCCGTCTGTTCGCAGCTCTGTCAGCTTTGCCTCTGCCAGCCCTTCCAGATGGTTCACCGGCAGCAGTGTCCCCAGATAACTGTTGCCATCCTCTCCGGCTGTTTCGCATTCCAGCACCACTCTGCCGTTTTCTTCCATAAGCACCTGATAGTAATAGGGCTCCAGATAAAACCGTTCTCCCTGTTTCAGAGGATAAGCTTCTCCTTCTGCATCCACAAAGCTTCCGTAAAAAGTCGCCTTTGTTGCTTCTTTGCGAATCACACCACGTTCCGCACATCGTCTGGTCAGATCATCTCCCGTTGCCGTATCCGCAAAAGTTCTGTCTTCCAGCATGGTCAAATCCGCATAAAAAGCCGCTGTTTCTGCCGCATTCGGTCCCATGGCATCAAAGATCAGACTCCCCTGCCTCCTATCCCTTTTGTCCTGGGTCATTGCCAACTTTCTTTCCATCAATTCTTCATAGCTTTCGTACATTCAGATTTCCACCGTCCTTTCTGCCTCCAAATCCCCCCATATGGTCTGTACCCGAAAAGCCGCCGTTACACTGCCCTTCTCTGTTTCAAAAGAAAAATCTGTTACCGCTTCGATGCGGTCGTCGGCGAGGAGAGCCTCCGTGATTCTTCTTTGCAGCTCTGGAATCACAAAACTGACTGCTTTTCCAAAAAGGTCTTCCAGTTCCACACCATAATTCCAGTCATAAATGACATATTTGTACCGTTCCGTCTGCAATATCTTGTAAACAGCCTGCTTCACCGCGTCCATGCCGTCCAAAGCCCCGCGGATTTCCTTTTTTTCTTCTGCCATATGGTATGTCATGGAAGGCATATGCTCTGATGTATCCAGTATCAATATTTCCGTTCCTGTAGGAATCATTGACCTCCTCCTTTCACCCTATCCAGCACAATATACTGCTGTCCGCCCGCTGCCTTTGCCAGCAGCACTTTTTCTCCTGCCTGCAAAGCCTTGCCCCGAATCATGCGATAAAAAGACCATCGGTCTCCTTCCGTATCTGTCCATGTGCGAATCTGCCCCAACTCCTCATGTTCCGTCACATCGCGGCTCAAAAGCAAAAACCTTTCTGCCAGCAAAGGACCATTTTCAATCTGAATGGAAAGGGGTGCCGCCGCCACAACGGTTCCCGTACAGAAATCCGCCAGACTGCCTCTGTCCACTGCCTCCAAAGCAATTTCCTTCAATAACTCGATCATTTCTCAACCCCCTCTTGCCTTTCTCACGCCAGAAAGATGGGCTTCCCGTAGTTTTGTCGTCAACGCCTCCATGACCTGATTCACATCAGCACTTTCTCGTACCTGCCCAATGGAAATAGAAATCTGCTGCGTTCCTTCAGAAGTATTTTCTTTTTTCTGCCATTGCCGCAGCAGCCGCAGGATTTCTCCTTCTGTACCATCTGCCGCAAAAATTGGCGAAAGCAAGGTTTCTCCCATTTTCTCCATCCCTGTTCCAGCCATTTCTTCCGGCATTTTCATAGGTCTTTCTGTCTGTGCCATCCAAAAACTTTCTTCTGCTTTCCCCAACCTACTTTCCTGTATTCTCTTTTCAATGACTTCCATATTGGCAGCAATCTTCTTTTTTCTTTCCTCTATAAAAGAAATGTTTTCCCCTGCATTTTGTCCTTTTTCCAAAATACTCATCAAATTTTTTTGAGAAACAGCCTTCTCCAAAGAATCTACTGCCATTTTTCCATTTTCTGCCGAAAACTCTCTTCTAGGCAAAAACTTAATGATTTCTTTCATTACTTCATCATGTTTCGTTTCTTTTTTCTGAAAAGTACCAGCCTCCTCCGGCATCTTCAACCCCTTTTCCTCTGCTTCGTTCCAGACATCCATCCACATTTTCAGAAAAGATACTATTTCCATAACCTTACCCCCTTTCCGCCTCCTGCATTTTTTCTATTTCCAGATCAATAACTGCGCAGTAAAACATCCGCTCTGCCAAATCCATCTGCACCCATTCCTTGGGACGCACCCCATATTTTCGGAGGGCATAACTGGCATAATCTGCCTCGTCAATGCCCTCCCTTATCAGTTTTTTGCCGTTTCTCTCCGTTCTGCCTTTCGCTTCTGAAATCCGTTCAGTGCCATAACTGCCTTTTGCAGCCGCAGATATTCTGCTGGTGTCAGCATTTTTTGCAGTACCTCCGCACCGCTTTTTGCCCCATAACTTTCCCATAACTTTCTGTCCTGCAAGTCAGGGAAAACCACTGCCGCCGCACAGAGATTTTCTTCTGTTTCTCTCTCCATTTTTCGCAGTTCCGCTTCTCTTACCGCCCGAATTTCCCAAAGCAGCTCCCCATCTCCAAATCTGTCAGACACCATGATTTTCTCATTGGGCGGCAGATAGCAATTCTCCTGAAAAAAACATTCCAGCTCTCTCATGTTACTCCTCCACTCTCATTTCCAGCTTCATTTTGTGTTCCCCATCTTTGAAAATATGGGTGGACTTCTCAATGAGGCTCATTTTCGCAATGCCGATCTCAGCCAAATCGGGAATTTCCAGATATACAGACTGCCCCGCTGTCAAAAACAAATCCCCATTGATGTTCTCCACTGTCAACTCCTTCACCACACGGCATTTTTCCTGCAAAACGCTTTCAGCCATTTCCTTCAGCTGAGCTTCTGTTAATGTAAAAGGCACATGTGCGTAATACTGCAATTTTCCCCATGTCCCCACCTTCTCCGCATTTTCCGCCTGAAACGCCAGATGTTCTGTTTCCTTTCGCCCTGCCTGATAGAGCTTCACCGTATTGCAGGTATCCTTGCTGATGTCTGTTCGGTACCAGTAATCACTGATGCCCCCGTCACAGCGAAGCACCCCATTTGTCACCAACTCCTGCCGTTCCCGTAACATCAGCCTGCCGCCGCCGTCAAAGAAAAAATATTCCTTTCCCGTTGCTTTTTCCGTCAAGTCCAGTGCCGACTGAATCATATCCAGCAAAGTCTGTCCTTCCTCAATCCGCTGGGGAATCTTCCATCCCGTATCCGTCATGGTTCCCACAGGCAGCCCAGCCCCTGCGGCAATCATTTTTGCCACTTCTGTTGCTGTCTTGTCCCAGTACACATAGGTGTCCTTGTTTTTCGCCAGATAAAAAAGCATGTCATAAGCCGTCACCGCAATGATCTGGGCTGAAGTCCTCTCCTTTGTCATGACCCATCCAGCAAACCGCAGCAATCCATCCACATAAAACTGCACCTTGTCCCCTTCCACAAAGTTCAAAATGCCGTCCCGCACTACAGAAAACCGCAGACAGCCCGCTTCCATGCGAATACTCTGGAAAAGTTCCACACCTTCCAATGTCACCGGCGTGGCATCATATACCGTACCATTATGGGCAATCAAAATCCGAAATTCCATTCCTTCGCCCCCTTACAGCTTAATGACCTGTCCCGGGTAGATCAAAGAAGGGTTGCTGATGCCGTTTTTCTTTGCCAGTTCTCCAAATTTCGATCCATCTCCTAGTTCTTTTTTTGCAATATTCCAGAGATTATCTCCTTTTTTCACCACATAAGTTTTCGCCATTTCCTTGGCAGGACGCTGAGCAGGCTGTTTTTCCAGTGTATTTCCGCCGCTTGCGGGTCTGTAAGCAATGCTCTGCATCTTTCGGTATTCCTTCAGGGCAATTTCCACCCAAAAATCCCCCTGTTCGCCGCCCTGTTCCAAAATGTTATATTCCTCCAGACCCATTTCCACATTGCTGCAAAAAATCTGACTACCATCTGCCAGCCTTCGAAAAATAATGAGCTGTACAGGCTTCTGGGCTTTTTTGAAATCTTTCAGCCGTTCCAGAAAATAAGACGGCTCTCGAAATCCTTCTTCCACCTGCACAAAATGATACTGCCTGCCGGGAAACAACGCCCGAAACCGCACTTCTTCCAAACCGGCGTTTTTCAGCAAATTTACCTGTCCCATCTGTAAAATCTGCACCGTCTCATTGCAATTTCCCACTTTTGTCTGCACCTGTGACGGCGTCACGGGGAACAAAAACTGTGTTTCCCCCTGTTTCAAATAAAATCGGTACAATCTCGTCCCCCCTTACTGATTCACCGCTTCCACAGCCTCCTGCAAAGCGGAAAATTCCCCAGCGGTCAGCATTTTTTCCAGCAGATTTTCCGCCCCCATAACGCCATAGCTGTCCTGCAAATCCGCCCCTTTCAGGTCAGGAAATACCACAGAAGCCGCCAGCACCATGCTTTCATATCTTTTCGGATTTTCGCCGCTTTTCTTCCAGATTTCCGCGTTTTCCGCCTGCGAAATACCTCGAATCTTCCACAGCATTTCTTTCCCATCCTGCTGAAATCTTGGCGCAATGGAGCACTCCGTTTCCCGAAAAGCCTTCGCATTTTCTTTGTAAAACGCTTCCTGCATATTTCTCCTCCTTTTGTTCCCTACCGCCCGCCCATTTTCTTACAGTTCGTCAAAAGCATCCAGCAGATCCGCGTCCCCGAAGGTAAATGTCATATCTTCCTCCAAAGCAAACTGATCCACATCCAGCTTCCCAATGACCATCTCGTCAATGTTCACATCTTTGAGCAGCACTGTCTGTTTTCCTGTTTCCCCTGTGGGGTCTTCGTTTGTCAGCATCAGTTCAAAGTATGTGTCCACGCCATTTTTCATATAATCCAGCATCACCTTGCGGAACAGACTGGAAACGTAATACACCGTCATTTTTCCAGTGCCTTCCCAGCCGCCGCTTTTGTGCTGTTTCCCTGTCAGCCCCAGAATGGGAATTTCCGTTCTGGTTTTCTTTACGGTAGCTGTCACGTTTTTCACCTGCATCAGTTCATGACGCTCCCCGTCAATTCTGGCGTAACAAGTGCCCAAAGCACCATTTACCGTATCTTTTGCCCGTAAATAAGCCATACTTCTCCTCCTTTTACACAACTTCCACTCTCATGTACAGTTTTTCCATGGCGTCGGTGGGCTGTACGCTTTCATATACCACCACATCCTGTTTTTCCACGCCCTGCTGCACCGTAATGTCTTCCGCCGTAAAGTTTTCGATTGCTTCCAACTGCAACAGCTGTTCATGATACGCAATAATCTCCGCTTTCAGCAGATTTCTGCCGTCTGCGTTGTTGCTGCGCTTGCCCAGATAATACTGGCTGAAAATCCTTGCCACATCATTGGCAATGCTGTCCAGCACCCGCACTACACGGTTTGAGGAAAAATCACTGTTTTTGTTGCTTTCAAAAGAAGTGAAACAGTTGATATCACGCAGTACACGTACCTCACCGCCGTCATCGTAAAACAGGAATTTCCCTGCCTGAATCCCCTTGATGAAATTGCTTTTGGTGTCTTTTGCATCCACTTCGTATTCCCCGTCATACTTGCGGTTGGTCAGACTTTCGTTGACAGCCGCGCCGGCTTCCATGCCCGCTGTCCAGCAAACCAGTTCTTTCGCTGTGCCCACAGAAATGATGCCCTCGTAATCCGCTTGGGGATAATCATAAAGAACTGTCACAAACTTCACGCCTTCTTCATCTCTCAGGCGTTTTGTAAAACTTACAAACAGCTTCTTTGTCACCTCGTCTGTGCCGTTATACGCCAGCACATTGAAATCTTCTTTTTCCGCCGCCGCCAGAAAATCCGTGTATCCGCTGCCGGAAACTTCCTCTGTAGTGCCGCCAGTCAAAGGGGTTGCCGCTGTAGGTGTCAGTGCACCGGTGCCGTTGAATTTCACAAACTTATTTTCTTCCAGACTGTCAATGTCCGCCACGGTCTGCACATCCACCTGTTCCATTTCCATATAGGTAGCCACGTCAAACATGCCTTCTTCGTCCACGTTTTCCGCCACCACCACACGCAGGTCATTGCCACGCAGACCGCCGTATTTTGCTGTTACTGTCATTCCTCCAATGGTGGCAGTTGCCGCTGTACCGTTGTTGATGCGATAAATCTTCGCTGTTTTCGCTCCGCAGAACAGCTCTCGCATATCCTTCATTTTGTCATGGCTGTATCCAAAACCAAATACCTCCATGGCATTTGTCTGGAAATCTGCCGCTTCCACAGCCATCATTTCCTGAGGACCCCAGTCCAGTTCCATACCCATGCAGACCACGCCTCTTTCACCCATAACGCCCATGGCTCTTGGTCTGGATACAAAATTGATGTACGCCCCTGGCAATACCTTGTTCTGCACCAAAAAGGTGCCGCCGCCTAATGCCATATTACTTCTCCTCCTTTACTTTCCCCTGCAAATATGCCTCTGCCGCCTTTGCGGCTTCTTCCTTTGTATACCTTTTTCCATCCTCCAGCACTGCTTCCAGCAAATCCCTGCCATACCCCAGTGTTTTGCTTTCCAAAAGCTGCGCCTTTTCAAACTTCGTTTTCTTCATATCCAATCACCTTTTCCCCGTTGTATTCCAGCCGCTCCATAAGGGCTTCCTGCTGTTCCACAATGATCTGCCAGCCATAGGTAACAAAAAAATCCACGCCGTCCTCTGTCATGGTATGGGACATACTCCTTGCCCCAAATCGCTCCGCACTGCCCACCAGCCAAAGCACCTCATACAACCCATCTGCCACTGCAGCCGCCGTTTCCTTTTTGTCATTTTCTTCCGCTCCTGTGTAGCGCACTTTCAGCTTTGCCTCCACTGCCCTGCGCCTGCCAAGCAGTCTTTTCTGATTAGTTTCTTCCACCGTCACAGAAAAACAGGGTACTTTCGCCTTTTGTGGCACACGCTCTCCATACACAGAAATGGAAAATCCTTCTTTTAACGTCTGTATCACTGCCCGTTTCAGCAATGTCATCATATCTTTTCTTTCCATCACGCATCCACCCCCTTAAAAGGGACACTTCCGTGTCAATACCGTTTCTTTGTGGGTGCTGTAAGAAAGGGTTTCTCCCGTGGTAAAAAAGATGACCTCCCTGCCGTCCGGCTTTGTCACTTCCACCTGACTGCCTGCCGCAATGTGATTTTCCGTAGGGTATAATAATACCCCTTCCCACTGTCCGTAAGCCAATAGTCCCTCAATGTCACTGCCATCGCCTTCTTCCACCAGCCTGCAAGTCATTTCTTTGCCCTGCACCGCGCTGAAACGGGTCTCCCCCCAAGACGTTTCTTCTTCTGTAAATTCCGTCACACGGCACTTGTCCGTAAAATGGCTTTCCACAGCCCTTTTCGCTGCCTGCCAGCTTCCTGCCATGGTATCCCCCCCTTTTCTCACCACTGCATCTTTCGAAAACGGTTCAATTCCTCCTGATAATGCAGCAAAAATGCCCCTGCCGTATCTGCTCCGTCTGCAAATGTCACAGAAACCTTTCCTTCTGTGATTTCCTTGATGTCGCCTTCCTGCAAACCGCCTTTGTCATAGATTTCCAATCCGATACAAACACAAACATGTTCCAATTCCGCTGGAACTTCCTCCAGATTGCAGTAAGCCTGCACCATTTCCATACTTCTCTCTGCCGCAAAGGCAAGGGCGGCATCTTCCGCCCCCACCTGCCGCAGTTCTGCCATTTTTGCCAAAATTGCTTCTTTCATGGCTCCACCGCCTTTATTCGGCGCTGTTTACGCTGACCAGCACGCCTTCCATGCCATTGTCTGTAATCCACAGATCGTGGTATTTTCTGTAGTCGATTTTCCATGCATTTGCGTTCTGGTTTGTCATGGGGTCAAAAATACGTGTCACATCTGTTTTGGAAACGGCAATGGGTGCCTGTCTTACGGCAATAATCCAGTTAATGTCTTTTGCATCTGCCGCTGCCACAAAACCGCCTGTTTCCTTACTTTCGGAAACGCCGTCGTAAAAATCATATTTTGTTTTGAATCTGGCAGAAGGCACACGGATAATAGGGCAGCCGTCGATTTCCTTCACCTTCAGTGTCATATTGCCCTGGGTAAATTCGCCGCTGTCAATGACGTTGTTGCCGCCCTTCGCCAAATCCAGCATACCAGCCACCTTTGCGGACATAGTCACAACAATTTCTGCGCCATCACCCACTTTGTCACGAATTTCTGTCATATCATTCAGCAGTGTTTCCAGAATGGTATCCGCCGCAGGTGTGTAATCTTTTTTCTTGCTCTTTGTTTCTGCCAGCTGTGCAATGGTGCTGTAGCGGTAAGCGTCAATTTCGGGAATGACCTTTGTTCTCTGGAATTCCCCCATGACATTGCCTGCCACTGCCGCGAAGTTGGTTTCGTCCACATCCATGGCGTCCACCTGAAAAGCACGACCTCTATCCTGTGTCAGTTTCTTTGTTTCGTAGTTGACGGTCACACTGCCTGTTGCAAAGCCTTTGTCCCTGTCATAATTTCCCAGACCGCTCAGCTCCATTTTGGGAATCTTCACTTCCGCACCGCCGCTGTACTGCACCTGTCCGGCGTTGTCCTCCATCCAGCCGCTGGTGGCACATTCCACCATCTGACTGTCCAGTTCCTGCATAAATACTGCTGCATATTCCATTGTGTTGATGCTCATATTCTCTCCCCCTTATCTTCTCAGCGCTTTTCTGAATGTCTGCGCAATCTCGTTTTCCTTTGTTGTTTTCTTTTTGTTATAAGCCGCCTGAAAACCGGTGCCTTTTGTCTTTTCCTCTTTTTCGTTAAACAGATAAGGCGCTTCGGCTTTCACCGCTTCCAGATCCAGCCCTTCCAGTTCCCCTTTTTCGTTCATTGTCACTTCATCTGCGTCAATGAGTGCCAGAATGGCTTTGGCATTCTTGCCGCCGGCTTCCAAAATGGCTTTTTCCATAGCCGCGATTTTTTTCGCGTTCTGCAGGGCTTCTTCTGCCAGTGTTTTTTCTCTTTCCAGTGCCGCACTTTTTTCTGTCAGCAGTCTGTTTCTTTCTTCCAGCGCCAGCAGAAACTGTTCCACCTTTTCCGCTGTTTCCGGGCTCTGAATCCCCAATCTCTGCATCAATTCCTGTGTCATGTTGTTTCCTCCTTCTTGCTTCTTTCTCTCTTCAACTGTTCCATTTCGCTGTTCACATCCTCCACAAAAGGATGTTTGCCCAGCAGTGTCTTTTCACTGACAAGTCCTTGGGACTCTCGAATCATCTGTACGGTCTCCAGATCATCCGTAATGCCGCTGGTGTTCAGCTGTACCTGAATTTTCCGCCAGTCCCTTTGCCCGCCATCTCTGCGGTTCCAGTCCTCCGTAGCAAATCGCAGCACTTCTTTCACCGCCCTGCGAATCTCTGGCATCACGCCGTTGATTTTCAAATAAAACATAGCATACTGAAACTGCAACGCCACACCACTGGGCGCTTTCCCCCAGTCTTCGCTGTCCGTGTCTACGCCCATGCCAAAATGAAAAATATCCTTCCGCAGCATCTTCATCCAGCTCATGCGGCTTTCCACAGGCAGTTCCACCTGCTTTGCCTCCACATGTCCGCTGCTATCGCTGATCTGCACTGCCTTGTTGATCTGCAATTTCTTTGCCATAGCGCCTGCCGCTTCGCCGCCATATCCTTGAATGACCCAGTATAAATCCACCAAGTCCAGCAGATTGTTGGTTCCTTCGCTGCTCAGCAAATCGTAAGCATCCACCAGCCCTTTGATGAGCTCCAAATCCGTGGTTTCCTCGCCGTTGTTTTGCAAAGGAATAAAAGGCAGCCGCCCCCAGTTGTGTGCAATCCGTTCCACTTCCTCGCCGTTTTCCTCTTTTGTCACCAGCCAGTGAGGCACCTGTTTTTTCTGTAAAAATTCCCCCTGACTGTTTTCAGAAAAATAGGTCACATCGTCTTTTGTCCACCATTCCACCTGCCTGCGGAGATGTTCTTTCCCATCCTCCAACACTTTGATGTCGTAGTATCGAATGACGTCGGTCATTTCCTCCTGATGTACCGCGTCATAGCAAACAATGAGTTCTTCCGCCGGCACAATGCAGGTGCAGAACTCTCCATCCTCGTTGTAATACACATGGAGATATTCCACCCCTTTGTTTGCCGCGCCCACTACCCAGCGATGCAGCAGCCGATTGAACCCCGCATCACAAAATGCCGCCAGTTCTCCTTCGTATTCACTTTTTTCCTCACCTTTCACCATGATGGTAGGCTCTCTCCCCACCAAGTACGCCGCTTTCTGGGCTACCAGCGTATGGTGAAAAGGATTCACATTGTGGTGATTGCTGCGGTTGGGATTAAAAAATGGTTTCAATTCCTCTGCGCCATTTTTCGTTTCCGAAATGGTCGTCCTGCGAAAATCTTTCCGTAAAATATCATGGTCGCAGCGGTAATATCTCTCTCCCTCCCGCATTTTTCGTTTTTGTTCGCTCTGACTGTCCTCCCGCAGAATCTCCTGTAAAATCCTGCTTTGACTGAGCCTGCCTTCCGCCGTCAGTCTGGCTTTGAGCAAATCCATTTCCGATAAATACATGCTTTCTCCTTTCTGCCAAAATGCTTCTATCAAAAACCGCCTGCTCTCCTTTTTCAATTCCTTTCTCAAATTTCAACAGACGATTTCTCCCTGAAAAACCCTTTGGCAAAATTTCTTTTTCTCTTCTACCTCTAAAATTCCCCTTCCTATGCCGCCCTATCTGCTCACATTTCCAACATCCTCTTATCTTTACCAAATCCGCACCGGTCGCATATCTCTCTCCCGACTGTACCTTACCGCGTCTATGGCATGATTGTTCCTGTCCGGAAAATAAGCCTTCCAGCCCCCATTCCCATCGCTTTCCAGCTCATATTCCGTAAATTCCTTCGCCGTCATAGGACACCGCTTCGGGTCAATGACAATTTCCTCCAAATCCTGCAACCACTTCATGCCATAAACCACACTGTCAGGACCTTTTTTCGCTCCCATGGCAGAAATGCCATATTCCTGCAATTCCGCAATGGACTTCGGCTCTGCACTGTCGCAAACCACCAACTCATTTCCTTTATTTTCTTTCTGGATCTCTGCCGCCAGCAGTCGATTGCTCATGCCAACCTTATGCAATTCAAAGAAAATATACAGCCGCCGTCTGGTACTGTCATAATGGTTCACAGTATAGTGCAAGGGGTCTACGGCATATCCCCAGTCCAAGCCCCTTGCCACATGGTCAAAGGTTCTGATTTCTTCTTCTGTGATTTGCCGTAAAACGATATTGTGGAATACCTCGCCACCGCATCCGACCGCTTCCCCCAGATATTCATGTCGGTAGCTTTCGTTGTGCCGCTTTTCCATATAAGCCGCTTCCAGAAAAAACTGCTCTCCCAGCCATTCCTTGGGCATGGTCTGATAGGTGCTGTGATGTACCAGCTTGTCCTCTCGTTCTTCTGCTGCTTCCCCATTAACCCAGCTTTGGAGGCTTCTGGGCGGATTAAAGGAGTAAAACACCACAAAATCCTCTCCACCTCGCATCAGGCTCTGGTTAATGGTACGAATTTCCCCCATTCCCGAAAATTCGTCCACTTCCTCATACCAGATGTATTTCACATATCCTTCCCGAAACTTGGCGGACTTGATTTTTCTGGGCTTGTCTGCCCCTTTAAAAATGATTTTCTGTCCGGTCTTTTTGTAAACCATTTCCATAGGGGACAGCTTGCTTTCCCATTGATCTTCCACCCCCAGACTGCGGATCGCCCACCAGAGCTGTTCAAAAACGCTGTCCTTTAGGTTTACCGCCACCTTTCGCAGCACCACCGCGTGGGCTTTCGGGTCAGCCATCATCCCCAATATGATTTCCAGCGAAACAAAAGAAGATTTCCCACTGCCCCTGCCGCCTTTTAGCCAGTAATGCACATGCCTGTGGGCTGCAATGTCCCGATGCACCTCGTAAAACGCCGGTCCAATGAGAGAAGAAAGGAATATTTTTTTCTCTTTCACCCTTCTTCCCTCCCAATGTCATCGATGATGATGACTCGGCTGTTTTCCGTTTCCTCTTTCGCAAAAGCCCCGTTCCGCCTGCCCAGCAGTTCCGCCGCACGCATACGGGTCTTAATGTCCGTTTCTTCACTGCCCCGCATGGTTTCCGTCAGAAAAGCCAGTATCTCATCCCCCGGTGCAATTTTCCCTTCCTGTTTTTTCTGACTGGAAGGTATCACTTCCTTTTCCATTTCTGCCAGAAAAGCCCGAATTTTCTCTTTTTGCAATAGCTGTTTTCCGTAACTTCCGCTTGCATATCCCGCCGCTTTTGCCGCTTCTGCCGCTGTCATGCCCCCTGCATATGCCCTGCAAAAGTCTTTTTCCTTCTCACTCAATGTTTCATGGGACATCTCCTCCCTCCTTTGCTTCTTTTGTCGGCCGCAAACAAATCCTATCACACCAAAACTCTCAAAAAGTCCCAACTTCCTATCTGTTAATTTTTTTCACGTTTATCACAAAAAAATCCGTCCGATTCCAACTTATCCGCCAATTCCGTTAATATCCTGTCATGAATGCGAAAACAAGTAGACCGCCCCATATTCAGCTTCAAAGCAATGTAATCATATCCATATCCCTTTTGATACCGCAAAAACAGCAGCTCCTGTTCCTCCTTAGACAACAGTGCCACCATACCATCAATCTTTCTTTTTTCTGTGAGTTTTCGTTCAATTTCCTCCTGCAAAACAGCAATGTTGTGGTCATAGGCTTCCTCAATCAAAGAAAATCCCTTTTCCATGCTCCTGCTTTTCACCTCTGCCGCCAACCCTTCACATTCTGCTTTCAGCCGTAAAATTTTTCGGATTTCTTCTTGTTTCCTTCCGCATTGGTCTAAACTTGCTCCCCATTCCAAAAGCATCCGCTTCACCTTTCCTCTGGTGCTTTCGGCTTCTTTCTGCAAATACGCATGCATTTTGGATACATCTTCCTTCTTCCCCAT